GTTCGTGCCGTACAGCTCGTCGTACCAGCTGTCGAAGCCTGTCGGCCCGCCGTACGGTCCGAGCGTGTCCTCGAAGGGCTGCACGTTGACGAAGTCATCTCGCCAGGGCGTGCCGACCACGTATGCTGCGCCGTTCCAGACCAGCCACAGTCCGAAGTCCTCGAAGGTCGATTCGAACAAAGTGACGCCCGCGTTGAACAGAGCGGCGACGATGGTCGCGTCGTCGAGGGAGTCGATCCAGCTTTCGAGGTCGTTCCACCCTGGCCCAAATTCCTCCATCGCCGTCTGCCACTGCTCGAGCGCCGCGTCGTAGGCGTTGAACTCGGCCCACTCCACATCCTCTTGGTGCGAGTGCCAAAGCCACCGCTCCGCCTCGCCGGGTCTGCCGCTGCTGTCGGCCTCCTCGAAGGACGGGTTATAAAACCCCTCTGAGGCGGGCAGGAACGCCCGTCTGAGGTCGTAGTCGGTCAAGGCGTCACCCCAGACTGCGCCGCCCCTGAAAAGGCCCTGATAGCCCTGCCATGCGCCGAGGCTGCCCATCTGGATCACGACCGTGCCGCCACAGTCAATCGGGCCGACTACCGCAGACGCGCGAGTGACGCCGTCGACGACGACGCGCAGCTCGTAGTCGTTCATGCCGCTGCTCGTGCCGCGCGCTCCGGTGTAGACGAAGCCGATGTCGATCGGGCGATCCGACCATTCCGCCGCGTCGACGTCGAAGGGCACGTCGACCCACCCGGTCGCGAGGACGTGACAGCGTGCGACGAACTGCCCGGTCGTCGGTCCGGTCGGATGCCAGTACACGCCGATGCCGTTGTCGAACACGGCTGGCACGGGGTTGCTGAGATCGCCAAAGCTGATGATCCCTCGATCGGTTCCCCATGACTCGAGGTTGTCGAAGCGCCCTCGAATGTAGCAGCTCATCGGCGCGTCCGGTCCGTACGCCATGACGTCGGGCGGAGCGAAAGCCTCGAAAGCGCCGGGGCCAAGATCGACGAAGCGGTTGTCGGCGAACGGCAGCATCGCCACGAACGACTCGGCCGCGAGCTTCACGCATATGCCGAGGTCGGGATCGCTGTAGCGGAGCTCGGCGGGAGCACGCGGCGAGCCGAGCGGCATGTGCGCGAGGTCGATCTTCGGGCGGCGCAGCTCGAGCGAGTACGGCGGCGCGGGAGTGAGCCACGACCAGTGCTCGGCCCACTCGCGCTCGCTCCAGTCCGCGAGGTCTGGAACGAAAGGCTCGAACATCGGCATCTCGATCTCTGAAAACCAGATCGTCTGCGTCGGCCAGATTGCGGGCGGGATCGCTGGCTTGTTGACGCCTACGCCGCTGAACAGCTGCATCATCAGACCGACTTCGTTCGGCGGCGCGACGAGGTGCGAGCGCAGGTCGATGCCGTAGGTCGCGATGTCGATCCACGCGCCGTCGTAGTACTGCAACGTGACATTCCAGAGCGGCGAGCCACCCGAGATCACGATCCGCGCTTCTCCACTGTTGATGCCGTCGAGCACGGCGACGCTCTCGTTGACCACCTCCGGCCCTGGCAGCGGCACCCGGTCGAGCCACCCGCCGTGATAGGTCCAGCTCGGGTCCGTCTCCCGCTTGCCGTGTAGAACGTCGAGCACGTGGTCCTGCCGCGGCGCGTCGGTGTCGAAGACTCCGAGCACAAGCCCCGTCCACGCGGCGCGCAGGTCTGCCGCGTTTCGCGTTTCGTCGTCGGCCCACTTGACGCGGAACTCGCCGTTCATGGTGCCGTCGTCCATGCTGCCGACCCACCCTCGAAGCAAGAGACGATAGCCGACATTCGCGTAGCGGTACTGCACGCCCGCGTAGAGGTTGGACAAGTCGAACGGGTCGGGACCGGGAGCGGGGAAAGTCAGGTTCTGTGGCAACCACTGATACTGCTCGACCTTCGCGCCCTTGTGCGGCGACGTTCCGCCTTCCGCGCTGAGTCGCTGCACGTAATGCACGTTGTCGTCGGCGTACAACACGGGGTGCGTGAGCACGGCGACGAGCTTCTCGAACCGCTCGAGCTGCGCTGGCGTCGGGCTGTCGGGCATCGACACGACGAGCGGACCTTCGGTCGAGCGCTGAACTAGGTCAGCGTTCCACGACGGGTCCCACAGTGCGAACGGCCTCGGCATTCTAAATCTCCGTGCCAGTGTCGCCGTTGATCACGGTGACGTTTCCGAGCTTCGGGAACTGCCAGTTCGGCAGATAGATGTCGTCGCGCACCCCGTTGAGCGTAAAGCCATCCGGCCCGGCGTCGACCTTCCGAAGGTACGCCGTCAGGTCGCGCACGACGTTGAACACGTCGCTCCAAGCGATCTCGCCTGCGGGGTTGCCGTCCTCGTCTTTGTAGTTGTAGCCGAAGTCGACGTTCTGGTTCGGCGTGCCGTCCGCGAGCATCGGCTCGAAGAAATCCTCGAGCGCCTCGACCACTTGCGCCTTGGCCTTCGACGGCGTGACGTTCTGCCGCAGGTAGACCACGGCGACGATGTCGATCGTCTTGTAGACCGCTGCGAGCACCTCGAGCTGGAACGTGACGGTGTTCGGGTACGTGACCGTGCACATCTCGAACACGTCGTCGAGCAGTCCTGTCGATGGCGTTCCACCCGTCGACGGGATGACGAACAGCTTGCCGCGGTTCTCGCCGATGGCGGTGTCCTCGTTGCTGGTCAGCATGAGCGAGCGACCCACGCCGGGCACGCGCTTCGCGTTGATCTCGTAGTCCTCGCGAGCGACGGTGCGGTTGAGTACGCGCAGCGACTCCGGCGCGTTGATGCGAGCGGCCTCGACCTCCTCGCGAGGGATACCGCCCTCGGTGTCCACGTGGTTCGTCGCTACGATGTACGCGCGCGTGCCGACGCTGTCGAAGAACGATTGCTCGATCCGCTTGAGCGATCCCGCCTCGACGTTGCCCGCGATGCCGCCGCCGGTCTGGTACGTCAGCGTGATATTGCCGATCGGGATCGCGCCGTTCTTGTCGTCGCCGAAAATGAACGTCGCGCGGTCGTTCTGGTCGACGGCGATCCTGTAGTGCGGGTCGGTCGGCCCGCTGTTGAAAAACGACTCGACTCGCTGCCACGGTCCCTGCGTCGGAGTCGACACGCCGTCGGTGCCTCGCAGGAACGGGCCGAACGGCACAGTGATCTGCTGGTCCTTCTTGCCGGTCGACGCGACGACGAAAGGCGTCTGCGTGAGCGAGTGCCGCCACGTAAAGGTCTTCTCCGTCTCGCCGAGCGAAATGTCGAACGCGATTGCGCCCTGCACCTCGCCGCGCACCGGATCGGTGAGCGCGTCGGTCGCGATTACGACGGGCGACGTGTCTGGCGTGACGGTGCCGACGAGGTCTGCTGCGTTCGTGATCGTGAGCACGACGTCGCCTGTCGCCGCCTCCGCTCCGGCGAGGTCGTAGCCGATGAGCTTGCAGAGCGCGATCATGTTCTTTCGCATCTGCACGTACGCGAAGCGGCCTTCGCGGGCCTGCTGGTCTTGGTAGTACGTGAGCACGTCGCCGACGAAGCAGAACGACTCGACGAGCAGGTTGCCGAAGTTCGCGGCAGCGTCTGCGGTCCACTGCGGGAACACCGAGCGGATGAGGTCGAACATTCGCGCTCGAAGCGACTCGAAGTCCTTGTCGCTGTAGTCGATGCTCGGTGGCAGTATACCCATCGATCCCTCCTACGTGCCCTGCGGCACGGTGAATTCTACCGACTCCACGCCCTGCGCCGTCGAGCGGCCAAGCGGGATATACGAAAAGCGCAGGCGCATCTCCTGCCGGTTGTAGTCGACGACGACCTCTGTCGGCCCCGGCCGCGCGCGCTTCTCCCAGCGACGGACCACACCCGCTGCCATTTGGTCAGCGGTGGCGCGGATCATCTCGACGTGCATGCGCCGATGCTTCATCAGCAGCACCCGCGAGCCGATCTCTGTGTTCCACGGAAGCTCGCCGGGCGTCGTTGCCGTCGGCCCGATGATCCCGATCAACTCCGCGATGTCGCTTCGCAGCAGCGCGCGTCCGGTGCCGTGCGCGAAGTCGCCCTTGCCGTCGCGAATGAACGGGCAGATGATTCCGTGTCCAAATTCGTTTACGTAGTCAGTCATCGCTTCACGATCATCCTAGCATTTCATGTCGCCCATCGCGAGCGTGAGCACGAGGTCTGGATCTGGTATTGCGTCGGCCAACGTGTCGAGCAGCTCTGCGAGCGTCGTCAGCAGATCGACGATGACGTCGAAGCCCTCGGCGATGTTGTCCGAGACGAGCGAACCGAAGCACGGGATCTCCTCGCCGCCGAACAAGCCAATGAAAATATTGATCAAAAGGATCATGCGACCGATCCCCTTGAGCGCTTCGGCTGTCGACATGACGGTCGTGTCGAGGTCGTTCTGCGCGCAGACGAGAAAACCGTTCAGCTTGACGTCGTTGAGGTCGGCGGCGCGATCGATCATGTCCGCGATCCTCTGTAGCTGCGACTGTAGGTAGCGGAGGTCGGCGGCGATGGCGCGCAGCAGCTTCGCCATGTTCCTGATGACAGCGATCACCATCTTCGGGATCGACAGTTGCGGGATGAGCTTCAACAGCTGGTCGATTAGCTGCGCGAGCGCGGGAATGCAGTTCAGCAGCTCGCTCGGGTCGAGCGACGTGATCACGTCGGGGATCGCCTTGATGCACCGGTATATCGCGAGCACGGTGTCGAGCAGATCGAAAAACGGTTTCAGCGGCGCGAGCGCCGGTCCGATCTGCGAAAAGAAGTCGAGCGAGATGTCGGCAATGCTCGGGATCTTGTTGATGGCGTCCCACACGTACGAAAGACAGAAGCCACCCGGAAAGCAGATGTCGTCGAGGCTTGGAACCTCGGGCATATCGAAACAGAGTTCTTCGGGCGGGAAAGCCATCTCGGTCCCTCAGTTGATCGGTCGCGTCGCGCCCATGACCTTGCGGCCCTTGATCTGCACGACTGACGCGTCAATGTCGACGATGCCACCGGCTTCGATCCCGATGGCGCTGTCCGCGTAAATTTGGATGCTGTTGTCTTCGCTGATTTCGATCCAGGCGATGTCTTGCTCCTCGCCGCCTACCTCCTTCACGAGTTTCGCACGCATGGTGCGGGCTTCCCCTGCTGCTGGCTCTCGGTTGTCGATGACGATCCGAAACGGCCCGATGCCGAAGACATGCACGTCGGGGTCGACGTGCTCGGGGAACACCTCGGACTCTCCGTCGACGATGCCGTAGTCGGCTGGCTCGTAGCGAGGCATGCGCCTGTCGCCGTTGATGAAATCGATGTACACGTCCGCGCCGAGCGGCGGGACGTCTGCCTTGCCGCGATAGCGCGAGCCGCCTCCACAAGGTCGTGCCCACGGCGTGCGCTCGTTGCGACCCGGCACCCGCGCTCGGATGCGGCACAGACCGTCAGGGTCATCGCGATCGACGACGGTGCCGAGGTACACGCCGTGATCGGGTGCGCCTTGAAAGTCGTCGCCTTTGAATCCGGTATTACCTGGCATCTGCCTACGTCCCTGCGTCCGGCTGGACGCTCTGCGCTCCTTCGACAGCGACGATCTCGAGGTCGGCTTCTTGGTCGAAGAACGCGCTCGTCTCGTAGTCGACGTCGCCGACTGCTGTGCCGGTTTCGTCGACCCAATAGTTCGCGAGGATCACCTCGCCCTCTGCGTTTGTCGTGAGAATGCGCTTGCGGCGCAGTGCTCCGACTTCCTCCTTGACCTCACCGCTCGCCGTCTGCGCGTTGGTCTTCTCCTTGCTGCCGCGCCCCTTCTTCTTGGACGCCTGCACCTTGCGGAGCTGGTCCTTCTCGCACTTGAGCGATTGCGTGAACTTCCCGCCTTCGACGCGCGACACGCACTCCTTGACGTAGTGCAGACCATCCCACGACTCGGCGATCCCGTAGACGTCGATGAGCGCCTTCGCTCCGACGCGCGCGTCACCGATGACGTTGAGCGACATCTTGTATTTGCCCTTGACAACTTCGCGGTATCGAGCGTCGGCGTTCGCCTGTGCCTGCTCCTTGGTCATGACGCCGACGTTGCGAACGTCGAGGCGAGCCACGCGGGAAGCGCGCAAGCCCTGCTCGGCTACGCTCTGGTCGGGGTCGCCCGCCTCGTCTTCCAAGCCGAGCGAGACGATCTCGGTATCGTCTGGTCCGCCGTAGACCTCCCACAGCTCCTTCGTGCGCGGGTCGCGCGCGACGACCTTGATCTTCGACACGCCCTTCGAGAGGTTCACGTCGAAGCGCGGCTCGTCGATTATGTCGCCGCGGTCGGGGTCGGTCCTGTAAATGAACGTGCGAATCGGATCGGCCTCGAGCTTGCGCTTGTGCCAGTGCAGCCCCGACTGATCGACGTAGAACTCGAAGCCGTAGTCGCGAGCGAGGCGAGCTAGGAACCGAGCATCGGTGCGGTAGTCCTGACAGATGTCGCTGCGGTCCGTTGTCTCCTCGACGTGCAGGAACTGGCCGTTGTAGCCGTACTCGCCAGCGATCTCGCGGACGACCTCGCTCGCCGTCGCGTTCTCCCAATCGCGCGACTTCTTCTCCTTGTCGAGTAGCGTCGAGACGTCGTGCGCGACGACCTCGATCGGGTTGCCACCCTTGACCTTGACGACGACGACGCGGCGCGGCACCGCCATTTGACCCGGCCAGCCCCACGTCACCAGCAGCTTCTGGCCTTTGGTGAACACCGGGTTCTCGAGCAAGGCGAAGTCGTCGTTGCGGAACGTGAGCTTCAGCTCGTCCTTCTTCCGCTCGTGGTCGGAGAACTCGAACGAAATCATCCTCTCGTTGATCGCCTCCCACATATCGAGCCACGTGCCGTACCACGTGTCGTCGCCCTCGTCGAAGTCGACCATCTGGATGATCACTTGTGCTCCGCCGAACGGCATCAGTGATACCTCCTCCGTTCTGGCGAGAAGACCATCATGCGGATGACGCGCATCGAGGGCACGACGATCAACGTGTTCTCCTCGATGACGCAGGTCGGGTCGATGACGCGCGTCGGCTGGTACTCACAGATAAGCCACCACAGCCCGCACGCGCGCGGTACGCCTTGAAAGTAGAGGTGCGCGAGGCCCCACCACGTGTCGCCTCGTCTCGATCGGTGGTATCGGTTGTCGACCTCGTCGCGGTAGCCGAACGGCTCGCGCTCGTCGATGTACGAAACGCTGTCGTCGCCGGTGAACAGCGTACAGTAGCGATAGCGGCTCCACGGGTACATCGGCATCTCAGAATCCCCACGTCCTAAACGAGCCAGCCGAGAGCTGGTCGCGCATCGTGATTCGCGCCATCGGTGCCTCCTCGAACGTGACCTGCGCGGCCCACGCTTTGAGGTTGCCGTTGACGTCGCAGTCCTGTGCGGTCCACGAGAGCGAGAGCAGGCGACAGCGTGCGGTGACGATGCCGGGAATGCACAGAATCGCTGGTGGCGTCGTGCCGCCTATGACGCCCGTCGGCGTCTCGTACGGAAGCAAGAGCGCCTCGAGAAATCGCCTGTCCTCCTCGAGCATCTTCGAGATCAACTCGATGTCGTTCTTCGATCCCTCCGACGATCCCGCCGTGCGCTGCGCGCTGCCGATGGTCGACGCCTGCGTCTTGTAGTTCTGCTTCGACAGAGTCTTGAGCATCATCAGCGCGTTCTCGTAGACCTCGAACGTCCAAGTGAAATTCTCGGTGTGCGAGTAGTTCTGATACTGGTGGCTCATGCCCATGACGCGCGTCTTATCGAACACGGCGGACACCTGCTCGCGCACCATCGGCGGGCGGAACATGAACGTCATGGTGTCGGTGAACTCGGTCTGGTCGTCCTCGTAGAGGATCAAGTTGCGGACGTACCCCTTGACCTCGCCGTCAGGCGCTCGCGATGCGAGGTCGCCAAGGTTCGTCCCGTTCGGCTTGTCAGTCGGTGACGCCATTTAGTACCCCATCGCCCCCGCGTCTTCGTAGCTGCGAGCACCTTGCGCGGTGTCGCTGTTCTCCACTGACGCAGCGATCGTCTCGCCGTCGAGCTGAATGATGGTCGGCCTCTCGAGCGACGCCTTGATTAGCCGCTCGATGCGATCCAGCTCTGCGGTCCACTTCTGCTGCTGCTCGCCCGTCGCCTCCTGATAGCTGTACTTGTCGGGATGCGCCTTTCGCCACTCCTCGGTCGACGTGTTCATCCAGTCGAGCAGAGACGCACGCGCCGCGCGGAGATCCTCGATCGAGTCTTCTCCTTGCTCCCACACGACGCGGTCCGCCTGCGCTACCGGCTTTCTCGGTTGCGCGACGACGCCCCTCTGCTGCTGGTCCTGCCCTGGCAGTCCCCACTGCGTGTTGCTTCCCCATATGCGAGCGAAGTCGCCGAGCTGCTCTTGCGATGCCTCGAACGGTTTGAAGTTCTTGACGAACTCGACGTACTGCGCCGCCGCCTGCTTCTTGCGTTTCTCGTCGCCACTCGCTAGCGCGTCGAGGTATTCGCTCGCCATGCTTATGTTCGATGCTGCGCCTCCGAAGACGTCTCCGAGGAAACCGCCGACGAGCTGGATCGCGTTGATGACTGTCGACACGATTCTGAAAATCATCTGCAGCGCTGCGCCGATCTCTTTCAGCACACCCCACAGTTCGTTGAACGCCGTCACCGCGCCGTTGATCGTCTTGCTTAGATCGTCGGCGCTGAAATTCCCGACGAAGTCGGCGAACTTCTTTCCGAACGAAACGAGGTCGGCGATCGCGTTGAGCGCGATCTCTCCGAGCCGCGCGAGGCGCTTGCCGGTCGACTCCCCCTCCTTCTCCCACTTCTCCAAAATGGTCGGCGTGTTTTCCTGTCCCTTGCCTGTGAACATGCCGACGACCTCGTCGATCGTTCCCTTGAGTCGCTTCATCGCCGATGAGCCTGCGAGCGCGTCGACGCCCTTCTCGAAGCCTGCCACGAGTCCACCCCAAAACGACTTGACGCGCTCGACGAACCGCTCGAAGCCCTCGAGGAACTTCACCACGCCTTCGTTCTCCGCCTTGCCGAGCTGTCGCTTGAGCTTGCGCGGGAAGTCGTCGCCGGTGAGGATCGCCATCATCCCCTGCCACCCGAGCTTGACCTTCTTCACCATGTCGCCCCACGACATCGAGATACCGCCCGTGTTCTTCTGGAACGCGCGGTACGCGGAGTACGCGGCGACACCGAGGCCAGCGAACAACAGCGTGAGCGGGCCAGCGAGCAACAGCAGCTTCGCGGCGGTGGCGAGAATGTTCGTAAACGAAATCCCGAGAAGTCCAAGCGCGCCCTGCACTGCGACGATGCCGCCGACTACGGTGATAAAGCCGCCGAGCGCTCCGACGATGCCGACGATCGCCTTGCGCGCCCCTGGCGGCAGCGAGTCGAGCAGCTTCGAGATCCCGGTCGTGATCCAGTTGAGCACCTTCAAGATCGGAGCGACCATCGACTCGACCGTGTCGCCGATCGTCGACATGATGTTCTTTCGAGTCTGCGAGAGGCGCGCCGCTTGGTGCTCGAACGTGTCCTCCATTTTCTGCACGGCCTGCGTGGTAGCGCCTGCCCGCGCGCCCATCTGCTCGAGTACTTGGTTGTACTTCTCCGACTCGTTCGAGGTCAGCGCGGTCATTACCTTGAACGCCTCGATCGATCCGAACAGCTTGGCGATGCTGTCTTCGTTGAAGCCTGCGCTCTTGGTGATGCTGTCGAGGAATCCGGTCAGACCCTTGGCGCGCAGCGCTGCGGCGTTGAACTCGATCCCGAGCCGCTGCGCTTCCTTCTTCGCGTCGCTGGTCGGCTTGTTGATGTTGGCGAGCGACGCAGCGAGTCCGCTGACGGTCTGCCGCGTGTCGATGCCCTTGGTCGTGACGGCAGCGATCGAAGCGAGCACCTCGTCGAAAGCGATCCCCATCGCCTCTGCGCCAGGTGCCACGCGGCCGATCTGCGACGCGAGCTCACCGACGGTCGTCTTGCCTGCCTTGACCGCGACGAAGAACGCATCGCTGACGTCGAGAGCGTCGAGGTTCTGCTTCGAGTACGTGTTCATGACGTTGGTCAGTCCGTCGACCGCCGTCTCGACCTCGGTCACTCCTCCGATGGCGAGCTTGTTCGCCGTCTCGAGCAGCTTCGCCGCCTGCTCCGCTTCTCCGAATCCTGCGCTGATCGTTTGGTAGAGCGCCTTCGCGTTCTCGGTGGCGTCCTTGCCGTACTCGGCGGCGAGTCCCTTGACGAGTCCCTTCATCTCCTTGACAGGGAAGGTCGCCTCGTCGGTGAGCGTGGTCACCTCGGCCAGTGCCTTGTTGAGCTTGGACGACTCGGCGAGCGCGTCCTTCATAGGCTTGAGCAGTCCGAGTCCCGCGCCTACCATCGCCATGCCACGCCCGATGCGCTGCATCGCTACCTGCTGTCGCTTGGCGTCCGTCTCGGCTTTGTTGGCCATGCCGGAAAAGTTCTTGCCGACACGGTCGAAGACCTTGCTCGCAAAGTCCTTCGCGTAAATCTTGAAGCCAGCGCCAAACTCGTTCATCGCCATAGCGACGTCACCTCTTCTTGCCGAAGGCTGCTTTCCACTCGGCGCGTCGCTGGTCGATCGTCCAGTCGATCAGCTCCGACACCTCGTCCATCGGCAGCTCTAGCGTCTCCATGTAGCCGATGCGAGGTCCGGAGCCGAACAGCGGTTGCCACGAAAGAAACCGCCTTATCTCCTTCACGTCGTCGGCGTCGAGTCCTCCAATGGGGACGATTTCCCCTCCTGTCTCCTCCGTGCCTGGCGGCGGCGCTTGGCGATTCCGCTGCCAGGGAGCAGCATCCCCGAAAAAGGGAGATCGAAGTCGAAGTACTCCTTGCAGCGTGGACACTTGGCCTCGAGCGCGGTGTCGATCCCGCCTTCGACGAGGTCGAACGCCTCGCGCAGCTCCTCTGCGTCCTCGCTGGTGAGTCCCTCGAACTTGTCGCCCTTGCCGCCGTCGAGCCAATCCATGATCTCGTGCGGGCGCAGTCCCTCCACCTCGACGATGCGGGAGCGCAGCGCGCAAGCCATGTCGCGATCCTCGTGCTGCTCGAGCAGCGCGTTGTAGGTCTGTTCGGTCTTGCCGAGCGCCATCGTGAACTTGACGACGCGGTTGTCGATCGTGACCTCGAACGGCCGTCCGTCCCGCACCGCCGCGACCGACTCCTCTGGCATCGGCACGCGCAAGAGATCGGTCTTCAAGTCGATCTCCCATCCGAAGCGGTGGCCACACGTCATGGCGGGGCAACGAAGGTCGGCCTCGAACACGTGGCCATCCTTGTACGAGATGCACCGCAGGTCCACCATCGCCTGGAAGCGATCGGCGCGTGCCATGCTTTCCCACCTCGGCTTGTTCCCCACCGAGAGGAAATCGTACGGGCCAGCGTCGACGACGCCGACGGCGCACGCCGACAGGATTTCCGAGATCACCGAGTCGATGGTCACGCGCCGCTCCTTCATGGCGGCGGCGAGCAAGTTCTCCTCGGCCAGCTTGATCTGGCGGAACTCGATCTTCGCTGTGGACGGAAGTTCAAAAACCTCTTGGCGCATGGAAACCTCCTTCTGCTTCTGCACCTTAGATGTCGACCCTATCTACAACCTAGTGGCGGGGCCGCGAATTCGACCCCGCCCGTTCATGCACGTGTTACGCGGGCACGCGCTCCCAGCGATCGCACTCGACGACGACCTGCTCGAGTCCCGTCTCGGACGCGTCGTTGTCCCAATCGCCCGCGCCGAACTCCTTGCACCAGGCGTCGTAGACGGTCCAGCGCTCGACCTCGTCGCCCTTGCGGTTGAGCTGGACGATGTCGAAGTTACGGTACAGGTCGGGCGTCACGAGGCCCGTGCCAGCGGCGGCGTCGAACGTGTCCTTCATCCAGTTGTACAGGTCGAAGTCGTTCGTCTTGCCGCGCTCGAGCGTGATCGGCGGGAACTCGACAAGCCCCGGCGACTTGTGCGGGTTGAGCCTGCCGCCTTCGCGGTAGGCGACGGTGTCGGCGTTGACGCGCAGGTCGCTGCACGTCTTGAACGCCGCGCGCGCGATGCCGTCGATCTCGATCACGAAGCTGAACTTCTTGTACCAGTTGGTCGGCGTTCCCATCGGTATCCTCCTTCGCCGCGGGTGTTACGCCGCGAGTCTCTCGGTCACTGCTGCTGCGGCTACGCCGCGATGCTCTTTTCCAGCGCCCTCGTGTCCTGGGTCACGAGCACGACGATGTACTCGGCCGGTTTGTTCGTCGCGAGTCCGATCCGCAGCGTCAGGATTCCGGCGAACTCGTTGGCGGTCGGGTTGAGCTGGTCGCTGACGTCGACGAAGAACGCTTCGTCTGCGTTCGTGCTGCGGAACGCGCCCTTGTTCATCTCCTGCACGAGGAACACGGTTACGACGCGCTTGACCTGCCGCCGCGTCTCCTTGTTGTTGTGGCGGTGCTTGAAGATGATCATCGAGTCCGCGACCGTCTGCTCGATGAAGATCACGCCGCGCCGCTCGCCGACGTTCGGGAAGTTGCCGGTCGACTTGAGCGTGCGCCCGCCGTCGATATGCCACGGCGTTCCCGGCAGTCGCGTGATCGGGTTGATGCGCTTCGGGTAGACGAGGTCGCGCTTGCGCTCGTCTTCCACCTCGTGCACCGACGAGCCGCTCGGGTCGTCCTCGACGCCGAGCACGCCGCGCAGCACGCCCCAGTTGCCGCCGATGCCTGCGGGCGACTCGTAGATTCCTCCGATGCGCTGGTCGTTGGCCGCGTACTTGCCCGCGATCCATCCCGACGGCGCGACGGTGATCGCGTTGTCCGAACCGAACACGCTGGTCTGCGGGTTCGTGATCTTGAGCCACGGCCAGTAGATCGCGCCGAACTCGGAGTACTCGAGGATCGCCGCCGTCGTCTCGACGTAGGTCACGACCTGCGCCGCCGTCTGCTGCGGCGGGCAGTCGAGCACGCAGAACATCGATCCGTTGCGGTGGATCTCCGCGTAGTCGAGCATGCCCTTGTGAACGGCGGGCGTGTAGACGCCCGGCACGATCAAGATGCGGCCCGACTTGACGACGTCGAAGCAGTAGAGGCCCGTCGGCCCCGCCTCGTTGCCGAGGTAGTCGGCGTCGACCAGCCCGACGAGTCCGTCGTCACCGCCGACGAGCGCCGCGCTCGTGCCGTTGGCGGGACGCTTGAGCAGCGCGACGTAGGGCAGCAGCTGGTCGGTCACGGCGACGAGGTCGCTGCCGTAGTTGACATTGTTGACTCGCGTCTCGATCCAGTCGTCGCTGCTGCTGTCCATCGTGACGTTCGGGAACGTCTCCTTCACCGCGCCGTCCTTCAGCACCTTGAAGTTGAAGTACGCGGCTTCGCCGTTGGTCGCGTTCTCGACCTGAGTCGTGATCGCGTCGGTGTAGCTGCCGGGCGTCTTGCCCTCGACGAGCAGCGTGTTCTCCGGCGTCGAGTCGGTGCCGACGTGCGGCAGCAGGTCGAGGCCGAAGTCGACGGTCGACGTTCCCTGCAGCTGGATCGACTCGCCCGATCCGGTGCCGACCGTCTCGACGGTGAGCGTGCCGGTGACGTTCACGGTGACGTCGACGGCGTTCGGTCCCGCGTGCGCGGCCTCGATGAGCGCCTCGGCCTCGAGTCCGGTCACGGCTGCGATGTTGCCGACGTTGCCGCCGCCGATGACGAGGCCCGGCGCGAAGCCGAGCAGCGGCAGCGCCGTGCCGCCGGGAGTCTCGATCGAGTAGTCGGTGCCTGCGCCGTCCGTCTCGATCTCGAGTCCGTACGGACCGGGAGCCGCGCCGGTCAGCTTGCACTTCGCGTTGACTATGTCGCTGTTGATGCGGTGCGCGACCTCGAGCGCCGTCGCCGCGCCTGGCGCGACGAAGTCGGTCGGCAGGAACGTGACGTACTGCAGCACGCCGTTCACCCGCACCTCGAGCACCTCTCCGCCGCCGAGGACGAACGGCTCGGTCATGGGCGCGTTGTTCACGGACGC